TGCTAATTTACCTGTCTTAAAGTATACGTCCATCTGTTGAATAGATAAGGAATCAGTAGATATGTTGGCTTCAATACCAATCTGAAAGACTCTACCTGTTCCATTTAGATTTACTTTGGTGTTGTTAACGAATGCACCGCTGTTGTACTCTGCGATGTTGTATTCGCTGATGTTGTACTCTGATCTTGTTGTACCGCCTACGTTGTTGATCTGTGATATTGAATACAGTGAACTGTAATCAACAGCACAGTACAAGAACACATTAGTGTTTAGACCACCGATAAGGAACAAAGACATCTTCTTTAGCATCTTCAGCACTGATGGTGCTGTAGCATCTAAGTGTGCTGTGTAGTATGCAAACCTGAATGAATCACCGTTGTCTGATGCAAGAGCACCATAGTTACCGATGTATCCTAACCTACCTAAGTACAACTTACGATCTTTAGTGGTAGCTAATGACTTAGGTGCTATTGTCCACTTTGTTACTCTACAAGAGTTATCCTGTAGCCTACTCTTTAAGTCAAAACAGTATGAAATACCTGCTGTAGGGAATGACAACAGATAGAAACCATCTTTTTCATAGTATGCAGATCTAATGTTATCTACACTGTTGTTCGTGGTGAAGTCTGCTAACAGATCATCACGGATGTTCCTAGAGACATCGAACAAAGGAGGAGATTTCTCTTGGATAATCCTTCCTAGACTACGAACACCTGTATCAGATAAGAAGAAGATATCAGATCCTACATCCTGTACAGAATCTCTAGCAACACAGCCTACACCATCAATGACTTCTACCAATGACAAGTTAGTTGATGGATCTGTGGTGGCACCTGAGTAGATAACAATACTTTTCTTACAAAAGATGATTAGATAGCCATTAAAGGCTGCTAATGCTACGATTGAATCAGTTCCGTTAGTGAATGCCTTTTCTATGCTGATGGAACCAGCGTTACCACCAGACCATTTATGACCTGTTAACGCATCAGACCACCATACAGTAGTTTTATCAGTTGTGGTGTCAGCAACCCATAGACGACCATAAGCAGCTAGAACTTCATTAGCAAGCTGTACAGTACCTGAATAACCAGCATGAGCGGACATCAGTGTCCATGTGTTACCTGCATGGTCATACATGATAGGATCATGAGCACGTTGGAAGAAGTATGTATGATTGTTAAAGCTAACTGCTTTCCAGTTCTGTGCTGTCCATGTAGAACCAGTATACTTAAGAGTTAGTGTTGTTGTACCTGTGTAGATCTTGTTGTCACCGATAGACGCAAGCTCTGTTGTACCGTCTTTCTTGACAATCTCATACAACATGGTAGGCTCTGTACCTACATAACCTACAGAAGTGTTTAAGTTATCCCATCCTTTACGGGATGCTATACGACCATACTGATCAATGACAGCATTGTCAGCTCTAAGAGAAAACTCTTTAGGAAGACCTAACGATGAATCCTGTGTGTTAAGTCCAAAGAAGCCTGGAGCAAGAAGACTAACTGATTTTAACTCAGCAGCCATTATGACCACTCCCATGTTGTTTCATCAGCATAGCGTTCTGATTCAATAGCTACGTATGATGCAACTGCTTTACGGTACAGATCTGCTTGCTGCTCAGATAACCTACCACCATCTTCACCACGTTCATTGATAGCACGAAGATAAGCACCTTGGATGACTAACTCTGATGGCACATAGATAACATCTGAAGATACTGACAGATCAGCCTGTGGAACAACACAGTCTACCTTCACAGTAATCGAAGATCCTGGTATAGGCCATAGATCAATAGTGATCTCACCAGAAGTGTTAGAATTACCTACAGAGAAGTACTGTGGTGTACCGGACACTGTACCTTGTAAGTTAGTCCACTCGTGCATCTGATTCTGTGTTGCCTGAGTTAAGTCTCTCTTTACTGATGGTATGTACACCACTAACAACTTACTACGTGGATTAGAACCTGTGATAGCGTAGTTCTGTGTACCGTTAACAGCATTGATAGTCTTCGTTGTACGAAGAATAGACCAACTCCAGGTATCTTCTACTTCACGTTTAGCTTCGTTAACAAAGTCAGCAACTAGCTTAACGTATGGTGTATCAGATACAGTTGAGGCTTCAGTTTCCCGAAGCCTTCGTAGTACACCGTTAACACAATCTAAGTACGTAGCCATATGTCACCATTTTACTTTATCAGAAACAGAGGAGCAAAGATTTAAAAACTCATCAATAGTTAATGAACCTCTCATCATATTGATTTTTTTATGTACTAACTGTACGTTTTCTACTGTATAACCAATATTGTTATCTATCCTATCTATTGATGCTGTGTGTTCCCAACCAACTTTACTCCAGCCTATAGATAAACCAGATAAAACACATAACCCATCTTGTTCTTCATAAAGTTCATTTATAAATTGAGGGGTTAGCTCCCATAAATAACCACGAGTCAAAGCGCTTTTATAAAAAGACTCATACCATGCTAATCTAACCGCACCTACCATACCTGAAGGATGGTTGTTAATATTACTACACCTTTTACAAGGTTGTTTAATGTTATGAGACCATATGCAATAGTTTCTTCTTAGATGGTTTACTTCAGCATTACATGAAGGACAATAACGTACCCATCTTCCTTCTTCGTTTTTAAAAACACCATCAGGTACTTCTAAAGGAAAAGGCATTATTTACTCCACTTCTCACGGTCGGCCCAGTAAGCCGCAGACATTTTACCTTTAGCGATGTTCTTTGCATGTCTAGCTTTGAAGGACTTATTCCTTGCAGAACCTTCAGGGGAACCAGAAACACCTTGTTGACCAAATCTAATGGTCTTAACTTGATCACCGTCCTTTGCTACAACAATGTGTGATTTGGTAGGATGTCCAGGTGTTTTTTTAGGGCGATTATATCCGGACACTCCTGCTCTTTCTAACCTAGAGTCTTTCTTCATTTCTTCTTAGCAGTTTTTGCTGCCTCCTTGAAGTCTTTGGTTGTTGGAGCACCTTTAGTGCCTGGCTTTCTCATCTTCTCACCAGAGCCTTCAGCGATACGCTTACGCTTGGCTTGTATGTTCGCATACAGTCCTGGTTTCATTTCTTCTTCTTAGGCTTAGACATACCAGCCTCTGACAAAGCAATAGCAACTGCTTGTTTACGAGACTTAACTAGTGGTCCTTTCTTACCACTGTGTAGAGTACCTTCTTTGTACTCTCTCATAACTTTACCTACCTTAGCAGGGTTCTTCTTCATGACGGATAACCCATCTTACGTTCTTTAGCCTTCATTGCTTTAGATTCTTTTTTTTCATGCATCTTCTTTGCTGTCTTTGACGCATACTCTTCCGCTTGTTTCTTTCCTTTAGCGGTGTATGGAAACTTCTTAGTCCCTACTGTCGGCATTTGTGTTCTCCTTCTTTCCAAACATACGTTGTACTGTATCTGTTTCCCATATCCGTATAGCAGTCCATATGATAGTTAAGATAGCGGCTATGGCAGGTATTAGCTCTGTTAGTGTACCTACAACAGTGATAATTGATAAAGCATCACCTAACTGCTTTGCATGCTCATCAGCTTGCAGTGCCATGTTAGTTTCCTAACGACTGTATCTGCTGTTGTATTGCTTGTAATTGAGCTAACAGGTCTTCTTTAGTGGGTGTTTGTGGTTGTGTAATTGTTACTGGCAAAGGCTCTGTAAACGTACCATCAACATAACCCCATCCTGGTCCTGCGAAGTCCGGACAAGGAATCCATCCTTGCTGTACTGCGTATGCTTCATCAGCTAACGCTACATTGTCAACGACATGATCTTTAATGATTGCCCATCTCATAGCATCACCTTACCAAGTATAGACACGGCAGATACCGTTACCGCCATTGCCACCAGCACCGGAGTTGTAACCATTTTGTGAAGCACCTCCTCCACCTCCACCACCACCGCCTGTGCCGCCAGCTCCGCCACTACCTGCTACTGCTGCAAGACTTGCGCCACCACCTCCACCGCCGGAACCACTCTTTCTAACACTGTTTTGAACACCATCTTGTCCATTAGCACCTGTAGTACCTGCTGCACCACCACCTCCTGCTACAAAGGAATTAGTGGCTCCACCAGCACTTGATGAATATATTGCTGCGCTACCTGAGGCGTTACTAACAGAACCACCAACACCTCCAGCGGCTCCTCCGTATATTGATGATCCACCTGGATAACCGATAGGATAACCAGCATTTGAACTAACAGTACCGCCCCCAGCGCCGCCCCATTCAGTGTTTCCGCTAACATAAGTGCTAGTACCACCACCGCCACCACTAGTGTTAGACTGTGCTGAAGATGTTCCTCCCATTGATCCAGTAGGATAACCTCCGCCACTACCTGCGCTGCTGCCGGCGCTACCGCTACCACCACCACCGCCACCGTTACCGTAATAATCATTACCACCACCGCCACCGCCACCGCCGTATCCTGTTAAGTAAGAACCAAACGATGTATTACCCCCTGTCGTGCCGGTGTTCCCATCATTACCATTTAATGTTGCAGCAGCTCCGCCTGTACCACCAGCACCTACAGTAACTGATACAGTAGAAGGTAAATCAGATGCTCTGAACATAAATTTTACTAATGCACCTCCTCCACCTCCTCCACCTCCAGAAGAAAGCAAATTGCTTCTTTTACCACTACCACCTCCTCCACCAGCACCCCAACACTCTACCATTACAAAGGTAGCGTTACCAGGTTTTGTCCAAGTACCGGAAGAAGTAAACTCTTGATAAGCTACGTTAGAAGATACAGGAAGAATATTCTGTAGTGATACGTTAGCAATCGTACCACCAGTAATGTTTACGTTGTTGGCATCCTGTGATGCAATCGTACCTGTCAGTGTCTGCACAGCAGTACCATCAC